GCGAGTTTGTGTTGTGTGGACCCTTTCGGCATCCACTACTAATTATACAAGAAGCATAAAAAAAGCGGGTGTTGTAACCCGCTCCTTATCATTCGGTTTCTTCTACACGCTTCTTCTTGGAACCAATGTTGTATTTGGTTTCCAGGATCCAATCACCCTTATCCTTATAAGCAAGGACTTTGATTTGGTTGAGTGGAGCAATGTCTTGAATCTTTGCTACATCAACAATCTCAATCAAACCCCAGTCAGCAAGGAGTTGGGCAATACGATTGCGGCGTTGGACATCATTCACTGTCAGGTTTGCGTGCTTACCATCAAGGGCAAACAGTTCCTTAAAGTGAACCAGATAGTATCTACCTTGCTTGTGCAGGATATGGCAAGACTGATAGATCTTCTTTTCTTTTCTTGAAGCGACTCCGATACGAGTCAGAGTTTCACGCACTTTCAAAAAGTCATCAGGTTCGTTAAGAACCACTTCAACCATTTGTTCGGGCGACCACTTCACTTCGGGTTCTTGAACCACACTCATTTTTTTCCTCCAGTATCAAATTTCGATTTAATAAAACTAAGTTGTTCTTCTGTAAGAATCCTCAAAGCTTGTTTTGCCTTTTCATTACTATAACCATAATAACGTTTGACATAATCAAGGTCTTTGACTTTATCTTGTCGGAGCCAGGGAGAAAATCTCTTCTTTTTCCTCAGACTATTTAGAAGAAAATCATATTGTAGTTTTTTAGGGAGGAAATGATACTGGTTCATTTCATTAGCAAACAGCACTGCGTCCAGGTGACCAGAGAAGCAACGGTTCACAATATAAGGAGGATATTCCTTCTCAAGTGAAGGATCTTCGTCAATCAGGTTCTTTTTCGTTTGGTTGATCGAGTTTAACCAGTCCTTCAATTCCATAATTAAAAAGTAGTAGTTCTTTGCGTTTCTTTTGCTCTCGCATATATTCACCAACAGACCTCATCGTATAAGTAAGGTCAAACTCGGCAGCACTCCAGTTGGTAAAGCGGTCTTTGACTAACTGGTCTGAGTTATAACTAATCAACTGATCAAGACTACAAGCAGAGCAGTCAGCAGCAAACCTATCGTGATCAAATCCTTTGTGCATTGACCCTTTACGCCCATAGAGGTTATCCTTAATGTCATAAGGAGGATCAAGATATACAAAAGCATTACCTTCAGCGCCAAGTAGGTAATCATAGGAGTAATTAGTTATACGCCACTTTCTGATTATTTCAGAATAACCTGGCAGTTTGTCAATTCCCCTGATGGTGAAGTTATTGTCGCTTGCTTGGGCGGAGAAGGAGGAGGACTCAGTAAGACCTGAGAAAGAACACTTATTAACCACATAGAAGGAAACAGCACGCTGGAAATTTTCACTGTCTTCCAGAGGTCGAGCAAGATACTTCTTGGCGTCAAGGAATAAGTTTTTAGCACTGGTAGGTTCGACATGACGATATTTCAGTTGCAGCAGTTCATCTCTCATCTCCTGACCAAACATCTGGAGTTGCTGCCAGAAGTTGACCAGAGGTTCATAAAGGTCGTTGACCCAGATAGTCAGGTCTGGATACTTTTTGGTTACATGAATAGCGACACTACCACCACCCAAGAATGGCTCACGAAACTCACCATACTCCCTCAGGTCGGGGAAGTATTGGTCCATCTTGGCGACTGCTCTACTTTTTCCGCCAGGATATCTGAGACAGGTTTTATAACTTTTCAGAGTGCTCATAATCTTTAGGGTGATACTTCAAATATTCGTGGAAGGTAAGTTTCATTTCCTTCTCAGTCATACCACAATGTTTTGCGGCAGCAGGTATAGTCATTTTAGCACGAAACAATGCTTCATTTGCTTCTGCAACATTCTCAGGTGTAGTCTTCACTCGTGGTTCTACCAACTTAGTTTTATCAATGACTAATAGTCCCATTATTAGGTCCTCCTACAAGTTCTCCAACCAAAGTGTGAGTGAGAAGATTTACACTCTCTGCCATCACACGATACCCAGCACCGACATAAAGTTGTCCAGCAACTACGGCAACTGTACAAACTCCCCAGAAGTAATAATACATTCTGGACTTAACCTGGTGACTTTTGTTTTTCATTTGAAGTTACACTCCACCATAAGTTCAGTTAGACAAGCAAGCATATTTATTTCTTGGTCTGCTACGAATGCCGCCTGATACTGATACTTAGCAAGCACAAGCACAGCAGCAGGAACGCTATTGTTTTCAAGGGATGTATAACAAGCATCGTAAATACGACGCATAAGTACAGTAGTATCATTGTCCATGTTAGATACCACCCACTTCCGAACTTCGGGGAAGTTTTTTTCTTTGAGGTTTTTGATGAGGTCATTTACAGCAACATCGGAGAAAGTAGCAAGAATACCAGCATCAATCTTTCCACTGACAGAGTAACGCTGACACTCATTAAGAACACGACGCCAGTCGGGGAAGTGTTTGTTGACAAGCTCTACCAGGACCTTGTTATCAGATTCAACACCTTCTGCAACCAAGATTTCTTGGAGTCGTTTGAAGAACTGTGCGGCAATGGACTGACGCTCTTTTCCTTTGATGGAAAAGTCCACGACGGCGCAACGGGAGTGGAGAGGTTCGAGAATCTTGTTCTTGTAGTTACAAGTGAAGATGAATCGACAGTTGCCAGCAAACTCCTCAATAAACGCCCGTAGGAGGAGTTGTACATCGTTGGAAGTGTTGTCAGCTTCGTCAATGATGATGACCTTGTGTTTAGAATCCGAAGTAAGTGAGACGGTCGAAGCGAAGTTTTTCGCATTGTTTCGGACAGTATCCAGAAATCTGCCCTCGTCGGATCCGTTGATGACATATACATCTGCTCCAAGTTCGTTGCACAGTGCTTTGGCAACTGTGGTCTTACCGATACCAGGAGGACCTGCCAAAAGCATATTGGGAATCTCACCCTTGTTTAGAAACTCCTGAAACATCTGCTTAGCAGACTCTGGGAGAATACACTCTTCAATAGTCTTTGGGCGATATTTCTCAACCCAAATAAAGTTACTCATAATCAAATCCAATCAGGTTTTTTCAATACAGAGGTAGGAACAATTTCCAACCATTCATTCCCATCAAAAATATACAACTTATGTGTAACCTTGTCAAGGAAAACATCACCCTTTTGATAGGTCATACCCATTCTGGTTTGCGTTGGGGCATACGAAGATAGTTGTCTTTCACCCAAGGTTTGGATGCAATATACATCTTGTATGCGTCAAAGGTAGAAATACTAGTATCGAACTTGTATTCCTCAGGCATTGCTCGTGCGAAAGGAGTTACTTCATCAAGTTTACCTTTGGGGAAAAGGTAGTAAGCATGAGTCAGTGTCCCTTCACAGGAATGCTGTTTATTATAGCGTAGAGTATACTCTTGACACAAGTTCAATCCCCATTTGATGAGCCAATATGCATTATCCACCGTCTCTGCCGCCCATTTGGTACATGGGTGGTTTCGGAATGCCCCTTTCTCTGTCTTGTAGGCAGTGCCGTCTTGTTTGGGAAGAGTCCCATAATCATGATACCAGGAAGAAGCAATAATGCTAAGCATTTGGCAGCACTCAAGCGGCATCTTGACAATATGCTTGTCAGGAAGACAGATAGCACTTTCGGCAGGGAACGGATCTGTGACAAAGATATTCACTGGAAGAACTGGTTGATGTATCTTACACCCCAGTCTAATGCCTGAAGTGGGATATCGGTAATATTTTGTGCCAGAATGTCTTTTGCCTTAACAATTCGCTCTTGACCAAGAGCACGGATACATGCACCAGAGGAACGCATATACTCGTTTAGGTCATCATCATTTCCATGTTTGAAACCACTGATATAGATGTCTCTAACTTCTCTCAGTAGTTTTTCGGTCTCTGGTTCAAATGCAATAGTTTCTTCCTTCAGTGGAATTTGCATTCTCTTCATACAAGACATACTGAACTTCATTGCCTTTCGTGTCTCATAGGTAGAATAAGCAAAGATTTGCTTATCCCTATAAGCATATTGCATAACTCCGTTAGCACATTCCATCACACGAAGGACGGCAACTTTGTCTTTCTCAACATCAGACAAACTATTAAAGATAGTTTTCCAGTCTTTCATTCCAGTGGTCTCACAAATTCATTAGAAATAATGTCTCGGGCATCAAGTGCTTCATACATGTATGTTACACCAGCACGGGGAGATGTATGATCTCCACAAGTGAAAACATCACAAACCGCCATACCAACCTCTGGCCAAGTATGAATGCTAATATGAGACTCAGCAAGCATAGCGACAGCGGTTACACCTTGAGGATCAAACTTATGAGAAGAAAGATCCAACAGCGTGCTTTTACAAACTTCTGCTGCCTTTACAAGCACGCTGCGAATATGTGCCTCATCATCCAGCAACCCATAGGGGCAAGACTTGAGGGTGAAGAGGATGTGTCTCATCAACCGAAGGTGGAATCAGGTTCCAGAGCGATGTAGTAGGTAAGGTTGTAACGAGTGTTAGTAAACTGGGAAAGGAGTTTAGAGGAGACAACAACATCATAAGCACCAGGAATAATCTTAATGTTTTCCACCTTAAAGTTAAAGGTAAACTCTTGGTCGGTTTCACCCACAACAATGGCATACTCGTTAGAAGTATCATTCTTCTTATCACGAACAACCAGTTTCACAACACCTGCTTCACCGATAGCAGAAAGGTCGGGGAGTTGATAGACTGCTGCTGCCTTTACCAGTTTCTCCAAAGAAGCACTGTCCAGTTGGAAGCAAACATCAGATGAAGGAAGATTGATTTCTTTCTCAGGAGGAGCAATGATGACATTAGGGTCAGCGAAGAAATACTTCACACGACGCTTACCTTCACGAATGCTGAGATAAGACTCTTCTTTAAAGTCAAGGTCAGGGTCTTGGTGAAGACTCAAACCATTCAGAAACTGGTTAAGGTCGTAGATAGCGAAGTCACGGGGAAACTCTTCACTAATGTCTGCCTCAGCAAGGATGTTCTTAGCGACAGAGATAGTGCGAAGACGGTTACCCTCTTTCACAAGAATAGAGTTGTTGATACCCGCAAAGTTCTTCAGAATGGTCAGGGTATTGTCAGAGAGTTTCATGTTGCTCATTGGTTGTAGGTTTCACGGACGGCGTTCTTATCGTTAAAGTTCATCAGAAGAACAGCATAATGAAGGATCTTCATGATATCACGGCGGGCACTTCCCTTCTTATCATAACGGGAAGCATACTTGAGGATATTGCTGCGACAGAATGCCTCACCATCGCCACACGCTTCAATCAAGTCAAGCGTTTGAATCTTTTGGTCACCAGCAGAATAATGCTGGTTGTAAGTTCCACGAATGTACTCAAGAAGTTCTTTTACAATTTCTTCTTCATTGTACTTCCATGGAGTTGCTGGAGAACTCGCAATCATGTTAGTCATATTAAAAGTAAAGTTTTGTTCACTCATAAGGGGAGGCACTTTTTTACCTCCCCCAATTATATCAGAAAGGTGCCTCAGACGCAACTTCTTCAGTAGGAAGTTGGAAGTCAGCATCCACCTTGTCATACAGTTCCAGGAATGCTTGCTTGGTTTCGTCATCAAAACGGTTCACACAAACTTGGATTGCCTTTGCCTTGTCTTGGAAGATGCTGTAGGCACGGATGATGTGGACCAGGCGACGGGTGCTGATGATTTCCTCAATACCACCATCGTAGAAAGTCTTGCGGATGATGTCTGCCCAGTCAGTCAAACGCTTACAGAAGTCTCGGTCTTCCACACCAAGGTCCAGAGAAATACCCTCAAGAATACGTTGCTCGATCTTAGGAGAAGGATATTCCTGCTCAAAGGTCACAGGGAAACGCTCAAGGAATGCTTCGTTGAGGACGTTAGTGCCAATGAAGCGACCATCATCAGAACCCTTACCCTTGGTATTAGCAGTAGCGATGACGTTAAATCCAGCAGCAGGTTTCACCCACTTACCAATCTTCTTAAGGAAGACACCCTTACCTTCTAGAATGGACTGAAGGCAGAGGATCTTATTGGAAGCCAGGTCGATCTCGTCAAGGAGAAGGACTGCTCCCCGCTCCAGTGCTTCGATGACGGGACCGTTATGCCATGCAGTGTTCCCATCAACAAGCCTAAAGCCACCGATAAGGTCATCTTCATCAGTCTCAATAGTAATGTTTACACGAATCAACTCACGCTTCAGTTGAGCACATGCTTGCTCCACACTGAAAGTTTTACCGTTACCAGAAAGTCCCGTAATGAAAGTAGGATAGAAAAGACGAGACTCAATAATTTTCCGAATATCATTAAAGTTACCAAACTTGACGAAGGTATCATCTTTTTCAGGAACAAGATTTTGCTCAACAGCAGGAAGTGCAGCAGGTGCTTTTACAGTTTCTTCGAGTTGCTCACGAACTTCTTGGATGGTCAGGTTCCACTTACCACGACCAGTCTTGTATGAATCAAGTTTCTTGGTAACAGTCTGGTAGTTAGAACCATTCATAGCACACCAGGCACGGATGTCGGCGGCAGTCACAGACTCCCCATACACTGCTTGGAGAGAAGTGCGGATGTAGTCAGCGGAGACGGTCATTGAGTCGTTTGTTTTAACTGAAGTTATTATAGTACTAAAAAAGGGGTCCGAAGACCCCCAGTGGACAGTTTGGAAATTGTCCTATTACTTAGAACTTCCTCTACGGAGGGTCTTTCTTGAGGATTTGTATGGAGCAGGTGGGGCAAGTGGTTCGGGAGCAGGTGCTTCTTCTACAACTGGTTCGGGAGCAGGTGCTTCCTCTACAACTGGTTCTACTACTGGTTCGGGAGCAGGTGCTGGGGCAGCAGGTGCTGGAGCTGCTTTTTTACCTCCCAATAGATCTCCAAATCTAGACATTGCTTTTATCAAATACTTTTAGGTATTTATCAGGCAACAAGTTCCACAAACTCTCCAAGAATCTTCTTGTTCATTTTCTTGGACTTGAGACTCTTGGCAAAAGCACTTTTGATTTGGGTCTTAGTTGCATCCTCAGCAACCTCAAAGTCAGTATCTTGAGCAAGGGCATTAGCAGAAAGACCGAAGTAAGAATGATACCCAGACTTCTTAATAGTAAACGCCCGTTGCTTTTTCCAGATGCTCATAGTCTTTTCATACTCGGGTCCATAATACCCACAGTAGCGGCGAATGAAACTACCAGCATCGCGGGACTCAAGCACACGGATGCCAATGAAGTTGATATCCTTAAACTTGTCACGAAGGTTGCGGAGGAGAATATCAGTAAACTCATACCACTCACAGTCAAGAGAGTAGGTCATACCAGTCTTACGGTCACGAAGGAAAGAGTTAGGTCCAATGTAGTTCGTGCCCATAAAGGGTTCGTCCTCCCAGCGGCGCTGAACTTCGCGGTGATACTTAGGCATTGCTGCCTCACCATCGGTCAAGATGACGCACTGAACTTTCTGGAGTTTGTTCTCCTTTTGGAACTTGGGAAGAATTTCATGGAGAGCAACCATAGTCTCATTCAGAGGAGTTCCAGAAAGACTCAGACCATAAGGAATATTGTAACGAGTATATGTATTCCAACGAAAGGAAGTAGCAAGACGGAACAAGTTCTTCATCTGTTCTTCCAAAGTCTTACCGTTGGTTTTGCTAGTGAGCATATTCATGAGAGAGAACCACTCACCGACCTGAACCAAACCATCTTTCTTGGTATAAGCAAGTTCACGAAGATTTGATTTGCCATCCTCATCGTAGGAAACCAGAGGGTAGTCACTGGTGAAAGCATAAACCTCAAAAGGAATAGCAACCTTCTTACAGAACCAAACAAGGTTAAAGAGTTGCTTGACGGTATCGAGCATCACATCACACATGGAACCAGACCAGTCAAGGATGAACACCAGACCATGATTCTTACCATCAGCAAGAGTAGTGACCTTCTTAAAAAGGTCCTCATTGTACTTGTAGGTATGAAGTTTGGTACAGTCCAGCACTCCAGTGCGGGCAGTAGTAGCACGCGCATAGGAGTCTGCTGCCTTACGACACTCAAACTCTTTCACCAGATAGTTTACTTCTTTCTGAGCAGAACGCTTGAATTCCAAGAACTTCTTATCAACTTCACCAAAGATTTCTTCAGAGGTGTATTCTTTCTCTTCGAGACAGGACCCCCAGTATTCTTTACACTTATCATGAATTTCAGAGTTAGAAACAATAATTTTATTTAAGTCAAGTTTGGGCAACTCAAGATAAACATTCTCAACGCCACCATTCTCAACCAACTCCTTGAGTGCTTCCTCAAGAGACTCCATAGTTTTGACTTCAGGTTCCTCACTAGTTCCACCACCAGTAGAACTAGGTTCTTGCTGATTTTGATCGGAAGTGCCACCATAGGAATCAGTTTCACCAGGTTGCTCCTGACCATCTTCACCTTCTTGTGATTGCTCGCTGAAGTCGGAAGCAGGTTGAGTACCACCACCTTGCTGAGACTCAAGAGAGTCCATAGGAGTCTTCATTTCCTCTTCCTGCTTCTGCTTACAAAACCTATAGAGTTTCCAAGCAGCAGCAAGAACATCAACAAAAGTTTCAGTCTCTCCAATCAAGGTGACAAGTTCTTTCTCATCATCCTCAAAAGGAACATCTACAAAGTTTCCAATCTTGTAGTAAAGATTGACTTTATCAGCAAGGTTATAAGTGCTCAAATCGTCGTCAGCGATCTGGAAGAAGTCTTCTTCAGCAAGTTCCTGATAACCACGATAGAAGGTCTTGGAGAGACCAGCATACCGACGCTTCATGAGTTTCTCAATACGAGCATCCTCAACCACATTCACAAACTGTGGTGGAATCTTATGAGTCTTCAGCCAGTCCTCATCAGGAGTGTAGAGAGCGTGACCCACCTCATGACCCACCAGAAGGTCATAGACAGTGCTGCTTGCCTTCTCCCACATAGGAAGAGTCAGCACACGAGTGTGGACATTGAAACAAGCAGTCTCCACTTTCTTGTGCTCAACCACCAAATCCTCAGTAGCAAGGAGTTTAGCAAGTTGGGACTTGATTTCGTGGCTGACGGTCATCGGTCTGTTGCGTATGGACCTATTATACAAAAAAAGGAGGTCCGAAGACCTCCCAGTGTTCCAGTTTTAGAAGTGTCTATCAATATCCAGACTTCTTCTTTTTCTTTGGTTTTGAGTGTCCGCCACCACAGGATGACTCAACAATGCTCTGTCTCCACTCTTCACTCATATTTGCCATAATAGCGAGTGCTGCTTCTTCAGTATCAGCAAAACCTTCGCTCATCAGGTGACCCTTGACGATATCAAAGAGATCTGCTGAGTTGGTTTGCGTTTCTGGTTTATTAGGACCAGCTTTCATACCACGCTGTTCCCTCTCTCTTCTCATTTCGCGTTCTTGTTCACGCTTAATAGATTCTCTTCTATATCTTTCAACTTGTCCCTGCTGCTCCATTTCACCCTCCTGAATATTTTCAGTTTGTGGTTTACGAATACTAGCGTATGATTCTCTAAAAAGGCGAAGTTCCTTGGAGTCCATTTTACAAATACTTTTTTAGTTATTTATCTATTTACCCTTCTTTGCCTCTTCTGCTTTCCTATCAGCAACTGCTTTACGATGTTGAGCGAGAGTTAGATGACGACCAACGTGAGTTTTCTTCTGTTTCTCACTCGCATTTGGATCAACATAAGTAGAAATCTTAGACTTAGAAGAACCAGTATTATCACCAGATTGTGCTGTAGTAATGCGACCAGTTAGTCTTGGTGCAGGTCTCTCCAAATTTTGTCCGTTAACAGGAGCAAATGGGTCTACTCTTGGTTTATCTGCCCTCGGAATAGTTACTTCAGGTTTAGGTTTAGGTTCTACTTTAGCAGCAGGTCTTGGTGGTGTATAGGGTTCAGCAACTCTTGGTTTTGCACCAACACCTTGTTCTGGAGTTGGAGGTTTAGGAAGAACAACATCTGGACCAGCCATATCAAATTTTGATGGGTTTAGGTTCATTTCCTTACTCCACCTTTTTTGGATCGCAGCGTCTCTATCTCTTATTTGTTGAGGCGAACGAGTTTGGGGAGTATCTCCCTGAAGATTAGTCAAAGCAGTAATAACAGTAGAGATAGGACTACCACCTCCTCTAGGTGTTGGTTTTGGAGCAACTGGTGCAGATGGTTGTGGGGTTCCAATTCTATATCTAATATTTGAAAAATTAGGAACCTGACTTCCCTTCAATAAAAGATCTTTTACTGCAGGAATATTTACTGGGGGTTTTTTAATACCAGTTGCATATTGAAAAACATCAGAAGCAGTTTTAACATCCCTAACTATACCCGCAAAAGGATTAGGAAATTGCATCTCTGATAGATAACCAGTATCTTCTACACTCTCAATAAACTGTCTATAGGTCTTCATCTACCCAAACACTTTTTAGATATTTATTAAAAAAGAAGCGTCCCCTTGTTGGAGACGCTTCTTGAGTGCTTGGCGACGTGCCTTTGCTTGTCGGAGTGCTTGCGGTTTCAGTTTCCGCTTCTGCTCCTTCTTTGAGTGGTGGTAGCGGTTGGGGACTTGCATTGCTCTTATGTCTATGGAGACACTTTACGGGAAAAACCTTTGATTTTGTCGAACTTTATGACACTTTCAAATTTGTCATGTAGGTCTGACTTATGAGAGATGACGAAGATATTAGCGTCTTTAATGACGTAACGGATAATCTTAAGGAACTCATCGGTGCCGAAACCATCAAGGGAAGAATCAAATACCTCATCCATAATCAGCAGGTTTGTATTAGCGGAGTTTTTGACTCTCGCTACTTCTCTCCAAGTGAAAAGTAGGGATAGGTCGATTCTCATTTTCTCACCCTCGCTAAAAGAAGAATATGAAAAATCTTCGTGAATGGGTGACTTTACTGATTCGTTAAACTCTTCATCAAGTTGGAAGTTAATATAAAACTCCATCATCTGAAGGTAACGATTCACCTGCTGATTTATGAACGGAAGATACTTCTTAATGATCTTCGTCTTTACACCATCGTCCTTAAGTAAGGAATAGGCAAAATCGTGATAAACGATTTCTTGTTTT